CAGTTCCTAGTCCAACTGGATTTGGTTCTGCAGAACTCTTGAGATTGTATACTTTAATATTATCACCAACACTCAAGTTATGAGGTTTACTAGTAATGATAGTTACTGTTCCTGCATCATACCAAGCATCAACAATTGCACCATTATTTCTAACTAAAGATAGTACATTTCCAGTTGCAGAAACTAAATCAGCACTATCAGACTGATATAATAGTGAACTCAAAGCATTAGATGCTTTTTGAATTATAAAACCATTAGTAGGATCTGAAGCATTTTCTGCTTCTTTTGGTACTACAACTCTAAATCTATATGATTTGTCTGAATTGGTTCTAGTATCTAACTTTCTTCTAATAAATCCAATAGGTGAAGAAACAAATTGCAGATTGTTAAAGAAATCTGTAGCACCTAATCCAACAGAATTTACTCCAACATACCAGTTTTGATTTACAGAATCCCACTGAATTGGGTGTCCGACATCACCAACATTCTTTTCATTTATCTTACTGACAAAACTTAGGTTTCCAGTTGATACTCCAACCTGATTCTTAATATCTACTGCTGAAATGTCATTCTCTGCATTTGTAATATTGTCATATAATTTAATTCCAGTTCCACCAGTAAGTCTAATATTGTAAAGTTTGTCATTTACAATTCCATCTGGAAGAATGCCATTGGCAGAAACAATTTTTCCAGAGATTCCAGTTGAAATGCCAGATATATCAGATCCAGTGGTGCCAAGACCAACGAGTGTAATTATATTAGTTGAAGTATCTACAGATCCTATTTTATACTCAGTTTTGTAAGTTGGAGTGATTGGAATTTGATACTCATCTGTGGCACTCTTATAGTAAAAAATATCATTTTCCCTAGCACCAACAGTAAATCCTCTTGTTGTGTTATCTGGAGGAGTTAAAAGGTCAGTAAAATCTGCAAAATATACTCTACTATTTTGATTAGAAGCAGATAATGAAGCAGTTAAATTAGAATCAATCTTAACATATTTGATTACATTTTCTTTTTGTGGAACTTCTTTTGGTTGAATGATGTGAGTAATATATGCATGATTATCTTTTGCTAATACACTCTGCTTATATCCCTTTGAGTATAGAGCAATTTGTCCAAAGTTTGAGTTTGAGTTGGTGATTGACTGATCACCACCACTATCTGCTACAAACTGTTTGGCATAACCAATAGCAAAAATAGAAACACACTGAATAAATGCATCATTTGATGCTTTAATGTGGAATGTCTCCCAAGAGGGTCTATAGATTGCTCTTGATGATTGGTGTAAGAATTTATCTACACCAAAATTATCCTGGAATTTGTAAGATCCAGATACTTCATCATATTCTGCAAATGCTCTATCGTCTTTTTGCAGTGAAATTCCAGTAAACTGGCAGTAACCATGGACTTAAATCCTCTTGCCCTAGATCCATCTGCATGGAGTCCATTCATACCATAAACTGACTTCAAACTGCAATTGAAGACATATGGAGATGCTGAAGATACAGTATCAGAAATTACTTTAATAGTTGCTCCAGTTACACTAGGAACCAGTGACTGAGTTGGAACATTTGAAAGCAAATATGTAAATTCTGTCTCACTAACAACTTGAGCAACCACAAAATTTCCATTATACTCTAATTCTGTTGTTGGTCCTTCTGCTTGACCCAAACCAGAGATTATTATTGGTGTAAATGGAGATAGATTATGTGGAGTTTGTGTCTGAATTGTAATAACTGGGGTTCCAGAAACACCATTTCCAGAAACTGCAGAAGTAATTACAATATTACCAGTTCCAAGTTCTCCAACTATTCTATTTTCATCTATATTTGGTTGGAAGTTATTATATCCATCAATTACAGATCTTGAAGACTGTGATCCATATGCAAGACTCAGTTTATAGTAGTAATTTTCTAGATCTGTGTGACCAGTATCTACATTATTTTTAACAATATTATTAGTGTCATCTGCATATTCAAATGCAGTTAATTTATGGTGTGAAAAATTTGGAACTGTTGTGTTTGAGGAATATCCATTATATACCTTACCTATTGGATCGCCATCAAAAATTGTAAATCCATAAATGTAACATGCACCAGTTAACTGGAAAATTGAAGCAGCAGAAATATTATCATCTAGTGGATTTGGTACATATTTTGGTCTAATCTTTGTTTTTCTCAAATCTTGAGCTACCAAAGAAGTACCTTTAGGTACTATAACCCCACCAGTGTGGCTATTATAAATGTATAATTGATTAGCGGGATCAGTAATATCAAAATTTGTGGATACGTTAAATTCAGTAATAGTTCTAGTCGCACCATTAATATCTCTTAGAGCATTTGAACTATCTACCCAATATCCAGGTCTGTTATCAATAAAGTGGGTTCCTGGTGACAGTAAAATAGTGGTTTGGTCAAATAAATCGTTATTAGTTCCTGCAACATAAGCAAATCTAGCAGATTCAATTAATGCCCTTTGAATAGTTTTGAATGGTCTTAATCTTGAATTACCCCTATTCTCAATAGAATCTGTTGAATCCAGTTCATTGGGATCTACATATATAATGTTTCCATTCAGATTCTTCAAAAAGTTCTCTAATCTCGCTAAAGGCATTTTAGAGTATCCTTACGTATTTTCTTCTGTCTTATTTATCAATAAATACCATTATCAATCTTTTGTAATTTATGGCAATTAGCACTAGTACTGAAGCCTTGATAGCTCTGCAAAAAAACAAAATCAAGAATGATATAAAGCAAAAAGAACAAGTTGAGTATACTAAAAATGGATTTAGTATAGATCTTGGTGATGAAGGAACATTTGATTTTCCAGCAGTTTCAGAAATATTAAGTTGGTATAATGGACCTATAGAAAAAATTGACAAAAAAATATATCAGCTCAATGTTCAAATTGTAGATTTACAAAATCAGATTCTTGCAGTTGGACAATCTGCCAATGTTTGTGGATGTGGAGGTAGTGTTGGATTTGGAACTACTGGAGTTCCATTCTTTTCAGGAATCAATACAGTTACTGTCTATGCGGACACAGTAACTTACAGAGGATGGTCATATACTTCCCCAAATCCATTTGATGCAATTAATGGAACTCTAACTTCATCTAATGCAGGAATAGGAACTGAGATATTAACAGGAATATCTTCAATTGGAATTTATTATGGTGATGTTGGAATTGCTAGAACTAATATATCGATATTTCCAATATGTCCAGGAGTGACTGATTGTGATTCTTATCCAATTCAAATAGCAGCACTTGAATCTCAGATAACACCACTGAAAAATGAAAGAAATAGTTTAATTAACAAAGTTAACTATTTAAAATCTGAAAGATCCAAGTACAAAATTAGAGACTATGGATTTACTGCTCAGTTGGAAACTTTAAATTCAGAAATTAATTCTGCAGAATCTTTGATTGATTTCCTAGAATCATCTTCCAATGAAGAATGGTTATAAAAAACCCTAGGGGCAATTTTTGCCCAGAGATTTTTTTGCCCCTTTTTTGGAATTAAAAGTCAATTTTGAAATAGGAGTGGGGGGACTTGAACCCCCACGGGATTACTCCCAACAGATTTTAAGTCTGGTGTGTCTACCACTTCCACCACACTCCCAAAGTGGGAAGAGATTTCTCTCTTCCCTGCACTTCCTTCACACCATTACAGTATAAGACACCCTATCAGAACTGTCAACCATCATAAGCAAGTTCTCCTTGGAGTTCAGCAATCTTAGCAGTTGCAAAGCATTCAACACAGGTCCAGAAAGTTTCCCCACTTACCATGTTCTCACCACAGAAATGGGAGGCAACATCTTCCAGAATGCCATTGAGTTCTGCCAGTTGGTCACGATTGATTTGCATGGTGGGTACTTCTTGCTTACCTAACCATCATAGCATCATGGGCAGCACTGTGCCAACTTAGTGGACAGTTCTTGGACTGTCCTCTTAAGGTCTTCTATTTGAGATTGTTGTTGTTGGATTGCTCCTATCAGTATTGGAGCAATCTTTCCATAATCAATTTCTAAATACTGTTCACCTTCAGGGGTTAAAGGCAATCCATCTTCACCCATAATTTCAACTGGGTTTGCTGATTCAATTACAACTTCTGGCAATACTTCTCTTACTTCTTGGGCAATTAATCCAACCTCATGTTGATTTCTATTCTTAGCAAGATATGCATCTATCCAATCAAATTCAACTGGTCTAAATTTTAAAACTTTAGTCAAGCAATCTTCAGCAGTAAGAGGAACTACATTTTTCTTTAGTCTAATGTCAGATCCAGTATGAGGTCCAACTGAAATAAAGACTCCATTTAGATCCCATGCTCCTCTTAAATCTCCCTTTCCAGCATTGAACGCTGTAGTAGCTTCAAATGTTTTTTTGAATGGCTCTGCATCTATCACTCCAGCAAAACATCCATCTAATCCAAATGCACTAGAACCACCAAAAGTTAAATCAGCACCAAAGGAATTTGTCAATCCAATATTAAAATTTGCACCTATCTGATTTGTTACTGCAAGAAAGTTATTTACACCTGTTGTTTGTAGAGTAAATGGTTTTGTTGGATCCAGACTTGGCCATAGATCAACTGTTGCTGTTGGAGGAGCAGCAGCAAGTCCAGCTTGAATTCCTTCAGTGTCAATTGAATTAATGTATGCCATTAAAGACCTCCAAAAACAGTAGTTTCTATTAACTTATCTACAAAATCTCCCAAACTTGTTGGTATCAAAGAAGATTTTGGTTCTATGATATTTACTCCTCCATTTCCTTTCATCCAGATAGCACCTTTTGATGCTAGCATCAGTTTATTTCTTGCGCCAATAGAAATATTTGATGCTGTCAATTTTATATTATCCCCAGCCTCAATGATTATATTCTGAGCAGACCTTAGAACAAATGCTTCATCTGATGCAGAGGATTCAAATCTAATCTCTCTTGCTGCTAAGGTTAAAACTCCACCTCCAGCATCAATTCTTAGATTTTTCCCATTAGATTTAATATTAAGTCCATGAGATGAATTGCTTACAATATTGTCAGCAAGATCACAAGGACTTCCATAAACTTCAAACCCACCATCCTTAAATAATTTTACATGCCCACCAGAAGATGAATGTAATTCTACCTGTCTGGTTCTTGGAGTCTTTACATCTTCTCCAATAAAAAGAGTTCCTGATTGTGGATCACTTATTACAAATCCAGTTACCTCTTTATCTTCAGGTTTTTTTGGTGTTGTCATTGTTTATCAGCACAAAGAATTACTTTCTTGAGTGGAATTCTATCTTCTGGAATTTCACCAACCTCTACAAACTTCAAGACAGGTATTAATATTGCACCAGATCCTGTTGTAGTATTTATTGCTAGCTCTGGAACTGTTCTTATAATTCCTGGGTTTACAATGTTAGTATCAACTATTCTACCATCTGGATCTACAACTGGATAAATTTCTACACCAGTATCACAATAGATGTTGTAAATTAAATCATTCTCAGTATATCCAGAACCTGTATTGATAATAATTACATCTGAAATGTATGCTGTGTACTCAAGACCATCATCTCCAACTGGATTGGTTGTGCACAAGTAACTATCATCATCAAAATCATCTGAATTTATGTTAGATCCAGGTCCAATGTAATCATATCCATTACTAAGCATATAAACACTATCAATTCTTCCATCCCTCAATCTTACATTTCCTCTTGCTCCCCCTCCAGTGTTACATGCATCCTCAAATGTAACATATGGGGCAATGGTATAATTTGCTCCAGGATCTTTGATATTTACTCCCATAACTTGACCAAGAACATCAACAATGACTGCTCCTGCTCCACCTCCTCC